TTTTCTTTCATTATTCTATATAGAACAGGAAATACTGATTTGATATCTTCTTTGAAATTTCTTACTGTAAATTGATCTGTGTACTGTTCTACTACGTCTTGTGGAATCTCTAAGGGTTCCATTGCCTGGAAATTTTCTTTATATGCCTCGTAATGGCCTTGCTTGGCCAGTGCTTTGATTTGTTCTCTTAGTCCATTTAGATATTGTGATGATCGTTCTACAATAGAGTTGTTCATTGAATTCATTAGATCATTGCGCACAACATAACTTTCAAAACTTTTTAGTTGCGCAATTTCTTCACTCATACCAACAATGCTTTTTCCAAGTTCGTCATAGGGCAATCCGCCATTGGCTACGTGACGTTGCATAGCACGAGCACCAGCTAGGTGGATAAAAGGATATTTAAATCTTTCACCGTCTTGATTTTCCACAAACAATGCACCGATGTTTCTTGTTCTACTACCAGGGGCAGTGTCGTCCATGACTGCCTTGCTGTGTTTGATGATTAAACGTGTGTCCATTAATTTTTGGAAGCTGACGTTCTTGCTGCCATACATTGCGCTTTCGCTCATAATTGATTCTCCAACGGTGGGGGGTGTATTTGGTTGTGATTGTTTTGGTGCATTGTATTGACTTAAAAACTCAAAGTCTCTACGATCTAGATTGTCTTTGGCAATATCTCTAGTATCAAAACTCATTAATCTTCTTTTTGCAAATAAACGCAATTCTTTTAAGAATCCATACCAGCCTTCTTTCTGTAAGGTATCCATGCTTTCTGTTATTCCTGTACTGAAATAAACTTTAATAGAATTATCCTCCGCCAGGCTAATACTTACATGACCAATAGCTGCTTCGCCGTCTTTATAATCAAAATCAAAGAATCTTGCTTCTTCGGGATTAATAGTGATAGCACCTGTGTCGTTGCCTAATTTTAGGCCAGAAAATCTACTACGTATTTTGTAGAATAGATCAGTGGCAATATTGTTTGTTGCATCCATAGTTATATTTATCAAAACCCGCTACTGACAAAGATCGGCATTGGCATTTGATCTTCTGTGAGTTTTTCAGTCATTTTTTCGTAGATCTTAGGATCCCAGTCGCTAAGAATAGTGGCCATACGCAGTATCAGTAATGTTGCACTCACAAGATCATCGTGTTCTCCGGTCTTGGCTCCGAATCCTACTCCGTGAGCTACAAAAGTTTTTAATTCAGAAATCAAAGGCTTGCTATTAATCTTCATCTTTTGTGTTTCTAGCATATGCTTGAGCTGACTGCAGGTGGTTATTTTTGTACGGTGTGTGGTGTTAAATCCTTTACGGAATTTTCGAACATGTCCCTTACGTATTGGCTCACTTAGAAACAGTCCGGGAAAGTTTTCTTCGCCTATATTATTGATCACAATCAATGCAGCTTCGCCCAAGGTATTATTTTCTACACTGTAGTAGATCTGCGAACTTGCGCCGCCTAGTTCTGTGCTTCTGTCTTGAATGTATTTGCAGACTTCTCTTAGGTGTTTTACTTGAGTCTGTATAGGAGTTAGATTATGACGCCACTCAGCTACCTGAATCATACTAGGCATTTCAAACACCTGGATGGCAGCATAGTCTCCACCAGTGCCAAGACTAGGATCCAATGAAACTAGATAGGTACATCTAGCATCAATTTCTTTATACCACCGTGTTTGTCCCATGGTCATTATGGGATCGATGCCTTTGAGTTCTGCAAGTTTAACAGCATTGATCAGCGTTTCATCAAAGATCAAAAACTCGCAATCAAATTCTCTACGAAATCTTTCGTCGCCTATTTTGGCTCTTTCTGTTTGAGCCCAGGCGTCGTCGCGATCAGGATGTTCATTCCAGTGTGCAAAAAAGCTGTGAAATCCGTTTTTGCCCAATTCAGTTTCATTGCCAAATTCATCAAAACGGTTTTGAGCTTCTGTCCAAATAAGTGCAAATTGATCTTCATCTGAGTTTGGAGTTGATGTAATAATACACTTACCACCCGTTGACAGCGTAGGTGATAATGCAGTCCAGAATTCTTTGGCTTTCTCAGGCGGTTGCACAAATGCAAACTCATCGCAATAGATCAGTGAAAGAGATTTACCACGACCTGTATTTTCCGTAGTGGTCACTGCCTGTATACGAGCACCGTTGTCATATTCGATGGTATTTCTGTTGTATGAATAAACTCCAGCACGAATAAAATCAGGAAGATTTTCATAGCCAAATCGATACCTATTCATGATATCCTGCGCACCTTCATACTTGTGAGCCGCAATTAACACCTGAGCTTCTGGCACAAACTGTGTATACCATAGTAAGTATCCTGTGGCACAGGTGGTCTTACCCATCTGACGAGGCAGCATACCAATAGACTGTTTGTAGTTGTGATATGATTGAATCAATCGTTCTTGGTACTCGTAGGGCACAAACGGAATTGATCCACGAACAGGATGTTGAATCTTTAAAAAGTTTTTACAAAAATATAACGGACCGTCAACAGGATCCATACAGGCTTCTAGATGCTTGACTTCCTCTAACGTGTATCGTTGAGGTGCATGAGCCTTTTTGATTAAATTGCCGTCTAGTGATTTTGCCATACTGTTATTTACTGAAAAAAATAGGCTCCGAAGAGCCTATTTGGTTTTGTATTTTTTATGCTACAGTAATACTGGCTGCTGCGGCTACTGTAGTTCCGCTAATGTCAATGTCGTTGGGACCAATGCTTGTGGTAGTTGCGCCACCACCGTCGATGCCAATTCTTCTAATCCGTATCTGCAGTTCTGAGGCTAAATTTACACTTTGATCCATAACCACGTGTATTGTGCCTGCACTGCTATTGGTAACAAAAAACATTAAAGGATTAATTTCTTTAACAATCTGTTCCACGACTTCATCTACAGCATCATCTTCTGCTCTTAGATCGATAGCACTGGCTCCGGCGTTTTTTACAGTAATCAAAAATGCATTTGCATTTAAATTATACAGGGTTCCTACTGTACAGCTGAGTCCGTTTGTTCTTGTAAATGATCCCATTTATAGCTCCTTAATCTTTTAATCTACCATCGGCTTCTGCCGACTTTAACATATCTATACGATCTTTATATCCAGCTACACCTGGCTTGATGTCTTTGGCAGCTTTCTTTTCGCCTGCTGTTGGATTTTTAACGTGCTTCATTGTGGTGGCAGATTGATGAGATTTAACTTCTGATAACCGATTGCGTAATTCATTTCTAATAGAAGTTCTCAGATCAACAGCTTCAACACGTTGCATAGGATTGTCACCACCTGCTACTTTGGGATATGTGCCTTTAGGGCCATTCATACCACCGGCAAGTTTGTTGACCATATAGTCAATGTCTTTGTATTCTTCTTCCGGCTCGTTAGCATATTCATTTTTCTTGTCGTCATCTTTTTCCATGTCGCTATCGTCACCGTCGTCACCTTGATCGCTTGAGTCTTTGTCAAGGTCATTGTCTCCGGGCATATTATCAGAGTCATTGTCACTTGGGCCACCCATATTATCTGCATCGGGCTCATCGTGTGGTTCGTCTATGTCTAGATCTGGCAGCATTTTTAAAGGACCAGCATCTAAGTTGCCAAGATCACCTATGGCAGATATGCTAGGTCCTGGAGGAGTCAATGATGGCATTGCAGTCATAGCGGGCATTGGCATCATCTTAGCTGGCTGATTAATCATATCTGGATTAACCTTGGTCATGAGTTTTATTAAACTTTCGATGTTGTCCATACCTTGTGCATTAAGATTTACACTCATACTAGGATGAGCAGGCGGTGCTTGATCATTCATTGACGGTGGCATGCTCATTGGCATAGGTGCATCGCCACAAGCTTCTGTAGCAGGCATTGATTGTGTAGTTGGTTGATCCAAGTCTCTCATCTTGGCTAACAGTTGATTAAAGTCCATTATTTACTCCCCATTGCGCTTTTAAGACCTAACTTGTCAGTCTTGCCTTTGGGCAGCTTGTATTCTGTTGGCCCAGTTTGATCTTTTTTACGTTGTTTTGCAGTTTTTTCAAGGTCTTTTAAAAAACCTTTGTTAAAGTCATCACCAAAATAATCTTTGTGTTTGACATTGGTATTTTCTTTGTAGTTGGAATCCAGCAACAGAGACTCACCTGATGGCTCATTGTCTAGTAGAACTTGGTCAGCTTCTGTAGGCTCACTGCCGCCCCTAACACGAAAGCAAGCCTCGTCAAGTCCCAGTGCTTTTACATCATTGGTTATTTCTGGTCCAGTAATAGGATATTCACAAATTACTTCGAACACAGTTACTTCACAATTTTTCATTGTGGGAAAGTCCAAAGGCAATGCCTGTATTGGAGTAGTCTTGATTTTTTCTAACTTGATACATTTGCAGCGATCTAGTGCTGTCTTCAAGTTTTCCTGAAATGCCTCGGGCAATTCTCCAGCCACTTTGACTTTAAAGTTATAGATTTTTTTGCTTTCAGCAAGATATTCTGTAAATGGTTTCATGTTAGTATTTATGCTTTGCCGCTTAATTTTTTAATGAGCTCGTTGCGATCTGTAATTACATACCCTTGTCCATTGATTACGTCATTTGGATCTTCGTTATTGTCTTTGTCAATCTTGTATTTTTTTAATTGTAAATCTATAGCTTTTAGCTTTTTATCAATCTTTGCTGCTTTTGCTGTAATAGCATTACCCATCATACTGCTTGCTACTTCAAATATCCGGCCGCTGTAACGAACTTCAACATTCATACCTAGATCCATTAGATCGTCGTAGGCTTTTTCTGCTTTACTAGCAAGATTGTCCAACTCGTTGTCATTTAGATCATTTAATTCACTTATCTGCGGCAAATTTTTAGTAATTTGATTAACAGCTTCAATGCTTTCATCTAGTGTTTTTACTTCTGTAGCTTTTTCTACTAATTCTTCGTTGATAGACTTAGGCACAACATTTATCTGTTTGTCGTCTAAATTGAATAATTCTTCAAGTTTCTTTGTCATAGCAATACTTATCAGCGTTTTGAACCTTGATGAAAAATATGTTCTTCGTTGACCACACGGAATTTAATACCTTGCTGCTTACACCATTTAGTAGCAGCTTCCCATTTGGCCATATTCTTTATATATTGTTGTTGATTATAAACGCTCTTGCCAACGTTGGCTAACAGCGTTTGACTGGCTGGTTTTACTTCAACCACTTCCGCATGTTTTGCTCCGTTCTTGTCAACGTAGGTGATAAAAAAATCAGGTACATATATGGTATATTTTCCTGTCAACGGATCTCTGTAGGGTATTTGTATGCTTTCGCTAGCCCACTTTTCTACGCCTTGATGTTCATCTAACATTCGCATGAATACAAATTCCCAACTTGATCTTGCCAATGGTGTTTTGGTCCCAACATATTTGCTAGGATTTTTCATTTCGAATCTTCCTTGAGCAAATTTGGCCATTATGGTAAAATGTTTCTAGTTTGATTTATCTTGATAACGTTCAGAGCTCTAAATCCCAATGAAGATGTGTTGGGGCGATATTTGTTGAGAATCTGTGCTACCACTGCACTGAGTTGTGTGCCGTTGAGGTCTTTTAGGGTATCCAGTATTTCAAAAACTTGGACGCCATCTATTTTGGCCTGACGCAGTATGGTCATGGCTGTGGTCATGGCAGCTTCCTCTTCAAATCCCCTACCTGTAAAAAATCCTATACTGGCAGTAACTTCATTGGCTCCAAATTCCAAAGGTCGTTGGCCGTAGGTATCAAAAAATAATTTTGTACTTGCAGCACTGTCTGTTTTTGCAACTTCTGGTAAATTAATTGTGCTCATGGAAATTCACCTGGACTTTCGTTAGTACTACCAGATGACTGTGGGAATGTATTATTAGCGGCCTGCGTTTGCAAAACTTTTTTAGTGGCAGTGGTAGCTACAATAGATCCTAATGCTGCTCCTATTTTAGGAAAACTGGCTCCTACTATACCGCCAACGGTGTTGGCCGCTGTTAAAATATTTGCAGGATTTTTAAATTCTCCAATAACTCCATCCACTGTGGGGAATTGACCCCCGTTGTTTTTATAGGTATTAATTTGAGAAATTGCTGTAGTTATAAATCCGCCTGGATTCTTCAATATATTCTTTTTGGTTACATCGCCGAATACAGACTCGACGCCACCTAGTATATCTCCAAATGGACCGAGCACATTTCCTAGTCCCAGTCTTGCTCCCAAGACATTGGGACTTGGTTCAACATCATACGATAGGCTTGCAAAACCATCGGGTTTTCCGTAGGCCACACTGCCTGAAAGATACCTTACACCTTCGTACTCAACGGTCATTGTGTTATCTAAACTTTCGTTTGCAGTATAATCTACCTGTCCGTGCGACCAAGATTTGATTCTTGGTGCCAGCAGTTCATATCCGTTGAATCTCTGTCTACTCAGAGTATATAATGCTATTTTTCTAAAAAAGTTTACAGGAGTAGCAAAGCCCATTCCATATGCTCCAGAATAATTCAGAAGACTCATGGGATGGTTGCCTTGTTCGTTTCCTCCGTCATAGGCATAATGTGAATAGTAGGCCGAATACATAGAATGCATGAGACCAGCATTATCGTCATGAAATGTTAGATTAATAGGTTCGTAATTTATTTTCTTATAAATCTGTTTGGTACGATTATACACATTCTTATTGGCCATATCAAAATTAAATTTAGGCAAATCTGTAGATTTGATCAACAGGCTGACTTCTCTTTCTGCTCCTGTAAATACAGCATAATAAAGAAATTTTGTTCTAGGGGCCAGGCGATAATTGTTGTCAACAAATATTCTTGTGGCGTGTTGAAAATTACCAACTACACCTTTGGGTCCACGGTCAATGTTATTTAAAAATCTTGTTAACTTACTAGTCATACAATTATTTATGCATAAAAAAAGCCCGAATAATTCGGGCTTTTTAGAGTTACGGTATTAATTAAATACCTGAGCTACCTACTGCTAGAGCACTACCTGCTGATCGCTTTGTGCCAGCTGTACCTACGCCAATAACACCAAGTGAATCTGGAGTGTTCGCTGCATTGTCATAAACAATAGTCAAAGCCACAGTGGCTGGTTCATTGGTTGTATAGTTCAAATCACCGTAGTCAGTGTTTTGCAAGAAGCATCCATAGCATTCCCAAGTTTCTAAAACTACTGGAGCAGCAGCGCCGTTGCCGCCGTCTAGTATTTCGATACGTGTGGTAAACTTGTAGTCAATACCAGAGCGGGCGCTGGCCTGCTCATGAAAATCAAACTGCTTCTGAATCTGTTGACCAACTAATTTGATAACAGTACTGCTGGCATCATCTCTGAGGTTCAGCGTAATATTTTCCCAGGTGTATTTGCCTGCAATTTTGATCTTGGAATTGTAAATTTCGATTGGTATTTCTTCAAAAGAAACTTTTGGTCGAGTAACGTCCATAACCTGCTTGGTAAGTTCTGTACTAGACGATGTGCCGAACCCTAGTAAAGTAACACGGAAGCGATACTTTAGTTTCGGCATCAACATACCGGTATTTGAACCAGCACCAGATGGGTTAATCGAGTAATTTGTTAATGATGTAATTGCCATTGTCTTATGCTCCGATATTGTATTTATTCATTAAATCTCACCTGTGTTCTTGAGACGCAATGGTATGTAAATAAATTCAACGGCCTTGGTTGGCTCAATGGCAACATCTACATATAATTCATTACGATCAATTCTACTTGGTGTGTTGTTGGTTTCGTCGCATACTACTGCAAAGTCATAGATAGCTCTTAGACCTACTAGTTCTAGCATCAAACTTTCTACAGCTTGTTTAATTTCATCACGAGTGATAGAATCGTTTGGCTCAAAGATATATGGACGAGCTAGTTTTGTCAACTGACTGCGTAGATATACAACTAGACGTG